GACGGCACGTCAGCAACCCGAGGCGTGCGCGAGGCGATGTATTCATCAACGCCGATAGTGTCCATCGACGCAGGCGACGCCGTAGCCAGAATGCCCTTAGACGGTTGAGCCACCGGCTCAGGCTCGGCAACTTCGGGCGCATTGCCGACAATGCGGTCCGATATCTTCCAGGCAGCTAGGCCAAGCAGAACGAGACAGGCAACGAAGACATAGAGCGCGCGAGGCGCCTTGAACTTAAAGTGGTGCTCGGTCCCATCCTTAACCGACTTGTAACAGCCGAAATAGGTCGGGTCGATGGTGATACGGGTTGATTGGCCGTCGGGAAAGTCCAGCCTCTCGCCAACGTTCATGACCGGCTGATCGAACTCCCACCGCTTGATGAACTTACCGCCGCGCCCCCGGTAGTAGTGAATGTGCATGCCGCACAGCTCGCGCATGTGCGCGTCGATCAGCTTGGGGCTTTGCGTGATGGCGTGAAGCTCGTGCCCATCCTTCCGCATAATTTCAAGCCTCGACGCATAGAGAGGCACCTTGGAGCCTTGGGGGCGAACACGGAACCAAGTCTGCGCCTCGTCGATCACGATGATCGCGTTCTGAGGAAGCTCGTACCAAGTCTCAGGGTGATCAAATTCGATCCAGGTGGCCTTGATGGCCGGATGGTCGGGCTTGAAGTCGGTGATGTTGCAGTAATAGACCGTGCGCCCCTCCCTGTGCGCCTTTTGGTCGATTTCCTTGATCGAGTTGAGGGTTTTACCGTTGCCCTGCTTACCAGTGCGAAGCACAAACGTTGCTGTAGACATAAGTTACCCTCCAACCGAGCCGAGCGACTTCTTAGAGCCGCTGACCTTGTTTACGCCCGACAGAACAATGCGCGTCGTCACTGCAGCGAAAACGATGTTGACGGCCACGTCGAACTTGAACATGCCCATGATTTGAGCAACGTCAGCAGACACCCCAGTGAGCTGGGCCATCACCTGGGCCTTTGCCTGATCCATCACGAAGTTGATGCCGACATAAGTCACGGCGCCAATGCCCAGGGCAGACAGCACTTTTTTGACCAAGGGAACAATGGCCGTGCTGAGAAACGTCATGATTGCGACAAAGTGCATTATTCACCCCCGAAAGAACGGCCGACGTAGACCATGAAGAACAGCGAGGCCATCGCCACAACGATGTACGAAAGCGCCCCGGCGAAGTCGCAGAGCGGCTGATAAGAAAGCTGAATCGTGCGGTTAAAGCTCTCGATGCGCAGGGACTTAGGAGCCGGACAGGTCGAGCTGTAGAACCGATTGCCCATGTTGAAAAAGCCGCTTGCGTCTACGGTCTCTTCCTTGAGCTGGTACTCGCCCTTCACGATCTCAGCATTAATGGTCGGTGCGGCCTTGGAATAATCGCGGGCTTCCTCGTCGGCACACGCCTGCTTCTTCTGCGATCGGAGAATGGCGCACTGGATAGCATCGCCCTCGCAGGTAATCGTGGCCGAGCAAGACTCGCCACCAACTGAGGCAACCGGCTCTTCACCCTCATCGCCCGAACCATCACCGGAGCCGCCACCACCAGGAACACCACCGCCAGTGTCACCACCGCCAGTGTCACCGCCACCAGTGTCGCCACCATCACCACCATCGCCGCCATCACCACCAGAGCCATCGCCGCCGCCATCGCCACCGCCACCGCCACCAGTGTCGCCACTATCACCACCATCGCCGCCATCACCACCCGAGCCATCACCGGGCGAGTTTCCATTGTCGTCAGGGTTTTTCGCGCAGGTAGTACCGGACCAGCCATAGCCCGGAGGGCAACCTGGATCATTAGGGTCTGATGGAGGGACGTCAGGCGTGTCGGGCGGATTGAGCGGGTCACCAGTTCGGCCCAATGGCGCATCGGAATCGGTGCAATTAGTACCGTCAGGCGTCCCGATATAATTACAGAAACCCGTACCGTCGCCGGAGGAATAACAGCTAGACGCCGAATTACTCAGCGTGTGATTGCACTGACCGTAACAAACAGTGCCACCCCCGGACGATGCTACATAATTCCGTCCGCCGCTATTAATAATAGGGCCGGTTTTCGAAAATATGCCGGGACCGGCTGTAGAGCAGTCGGGTGGTGGCAGTGGGGGCAAACACTCGCCGTTGGTGTCGTCATTTTCTGGCGGACAAACGAAGTCCATATCGCGTTTTGCAATCTCACCCGAGCCAACTTGCTCTACTCCGTTAAATACTAACGGGCATCGGTATTGATAGGGGCTAAGGCGAACAACCGGGCCAAGGGTATATGGAGTGAGCCCCGCCTGAATACGAGGTTGATTTATCTTCGAAAGCCAGGCTGTACAAGCCTGCGACGGTGACGGAAAAGTACCGTCTACCCCGTCAACTCGCCAAGGCACCTCAACAGCAGCCACTGTGCTAAATACGCCCAAAAAACAGAGCCCACATAGCAAGCGTGATAACGATAACCGCATATTCCGTCGCCCCCATCTTTCACTTCTCCCAATAAAAAGGGGCGCGGTTTGACCCGAGCCCCTTGATTGCACTGCGGGTCGATTACATCGCGCGACGCATGTACTTGAACGCAGCAATGCCGATCAGAACGACCAGAACGCCACCGCCAATCACAGCGGCATCAGTACCGGCTTCGGTAATTGCTTCGGTGACGCCAGTCGGAACGGCAGCGAAGGCCGAGCCAGCGACAACAGTGGAACCAACGGCGAACAGACCTTTGAGCTTTTGCATGGGATGCACTCCTATGTGCGGGTAGAAAGAGCTTTTTTTATTGCAAGAATCCCGAAGACAACCGCGAACAGAATCAGCGCTTGGCCGGTAAGTACCGGTATATCTTCGGGAGTTAGGCCAGAACGGCCTAATTCGTCGCGCTCGATGGTCTGGAGGGTCCCCGTACAAGCGATATAGCCGTCTGGAGACGTGGCCCAATTGCCATCAACGCAGGAAAGCAGACTCACGGACGCAGCCTCAAGCGGATCACCGTCAAAGCGACAGCACCGAGCAAGAGAACGGAAAACAGCGAGACGCTAGCATCGAACATCACGCAGACGCCGTTTGCTGCGCGTTGCGAGATACCGCAAACAGGTTCACAGCTTGAACCTTGGTTAGGCCGGTAAGGGTCAAAGTCGCCTTACCTTGTGCACCTGGACGACTACCAAAATCGAGATCGAACAGTGCTGGCAACTTAGCGTCGCGCAGATGCTCTATAAGCGCGGCGTCCGCACTAACCTTGGTAGGCTTGAAACCGTAACTGCCCGCCGTGTCGGCGCGGTAGTCGTTGACGTACCAGACGGAAAGACCCTTGCGAATTTCGCCGGTTTTCTCGTCTGGCATTTCCCAGCTATCACAAGAAAGGATAAGGGCACGCTCTGCCATGACTAGAACCTCTGTAAGTGGTCGGCGCACCTAACCGTTAAGCGCGCTTGACGTAAAGTAGCCTTAACATAAAGGGGAGTCAACCATGCACGAAAGAAGCCCACCAACCACCGTCGAGTGGCTGGACCTGGTGAAGGAGAGGTGCGAAATAGGGAGTGACTACAAGCTGGCCGAACTACTAGGCGTGACACGCCAAGCAATCAGCCAGCAGAGAGCGGGCAAGCAGTGCATGTCGATCATGTCAGCAGTGCGAGTTGCCGAGGCGCTAAAGCTGCCTTCGCAAGCCGTGGTTGCTGGCGTGATGTATTACGGGGACCGGGAGACGAATCGCGGATTTTGGGCGGATCGATGGGCCCGTGCATGGCCAGTAGTTCGAAAACGTATCGAGCAACCGCCTCATGCCCACCAGTCTCGGCCAGCCGAAGCAACACAGCACGCGCCTGATAAGGTTGGCGAAGGATGAGACGCCATTGCTCGCGGGTAACCTGAGACACGCGCAAGGCTTTGGCCACATCTTCCCGATTGATTTCCTCGTCAGTCTGATCGGCGATTTCGAAAAGCGCCTTGAGTCCCGGGGTCCAACGGAGCTGGTTGTAACCCTTGAACGCCGCCGAGAACTCAGCAAACAGAGCGCCGGAACGGGCATCGCCTTCCGCGTAGGAGCGCAGCAAATCGAACGGCGTACGCCCCTTGCCAGTCCCGCGCTTGGAGTTCGCCTTGGTCACTTCGCTGGCCGCTTCCCATCGGGGTTCGGTCCCCCACTTGGCAACATACTCAGCCGCAGAGTCGGCGCGTTGCACATGAACGCCACGCTCACGAGAAGGAGCAGGCAAACCAGCAGCAAGCGAGGACGTTTTCCAGACCGAGAAGAGCGACCGTTGGAGCATCGCACGCTGACGAACCGTCAGCGGTGAGGCAAAGAGCCAAAGCTCATGAAAGTGAGGGTGCCAGCCGTTGGCATTGCCATGCGTAACCTCAAGGGCGCGGATAGAGCCCACCACGTCGAGCAGCTCGCGCAGTTCCTTGTAATCGCGATGCTCGCGCATCTTCTTGGTCGCTACGCGCAGCTTGCCCATCAGCTCGGCCAGCACATCCATGCGACCATGCCGAACGGTAAGAGTCACCATCTCGACGCTGCCGCCCGCTGAAATGTGCGTATCTATCGCCTGACGGACCTCAAGCTTGCGCCGTTCGGAGATTTTCGCGGAGCAGATCGGACAGGACCAAACCGACGAACACGTCTGAAGGCCGGAATAATGGGCCTTACCGCTGGCAGCATCCTTCAGGATGCCGACAGAGCCTTCCTTGTTGGTCAGCGTTCTGATGCAGTGACGGACCCGATGATCGGGCAGAAGCCGACGCGCAGCATCCTGCAATGAGAAGCGGGCCTCGCGGGCCTGTTCCGAGGTGAACTCGGGCACAAACTCACGACGCTTATTATCGAACGTAAACCGTTGAATTTCCCCGGTTTTTTCGTCGACGACCTCTTTAATTCTGGCCGCGAATTTCGCAGTAGTAACAAGGGCTCCGCCAGCGCCCCCGTAGGTCGCTTCGCGCCCCCCGGCGTCGCACGCGGCGCCTTGACGCAATCCTGCGTCTTTTGCGTTAGAATCCACTACAGGACCTCGACCGTCCGAACCCGCGAATCGTTTAGCCGGCAAGCAAACGAGACATTCGCGGGTTTTTTATTGCCTACCGTTAAGCGATCTTAACGGCTCCGAGTTGCCTATCCAACACCAAGGGCTTTGCCCTTGTAATCCCACTCTTCGCCAGAGGGTCAGAGGGCAGGGGAGAAAAGCATTCCCCTGCCCTATGACCTAGCGTTTTTTGAGCGTGCAGGGTCAATGGTGCGCTTCGCCCGTGCTTCCGTTCGCCGGGGAGGTGGAGCGATTCCCCGACGAGCCGGGAGCGCGGCCATTGACCTAAAAGGGATCGTAGTCGCCCAGCTTATTGAAAAGCTGAAAAGCGGCCTTATCAGTCCAACCCTTGCCACGTTCCAGGTAAACCTGGCGGAGGGCGTGGCGAGCGCGATCAATCTCAGCAACGGTAAGCGCGAAAGAAAAGGGCAATTGGTTGAGAGGCTCGCCGGTCAAATGGTGAGTAAGTGGGCCACTGAGGGCCTTTAGCTGTTCCTTTTTGCGCTGTCGATACTCCCGCTGAATCTGCGCCTGGGTTTTCGCCTTGCCAGTTGGCGGACGGCCACGGCGAGGCTTGTCGATCAAATCGCGGGTGGCTTTGTCGTGTGGGTCTTTCATTGCTCAACCTCCGGGCGGCCATAGCGAGCGCGGTAGAGATAGTGAGCGTCGCAATCAGCAACAAGGCCCATGCTTTGCAGCATACCCCGTTCCCAAGAGCCAGGACGGCGGGAGTCGTCAGCAACGCAAGACAGGATATAGCCGAAAAGATGCTCCACATCGCGAAAGTCAACCGGATGAGAGTCGGAACGGAGAAGATCGAGCATGTACGAAAGTTCAGAAGCTACAGAATCATCGATTTCAATTTTCATTTTTGAGCCCGTTTCGTGGTTGGCGAGGCAATTATAATAACGCGTTATGATATTTGCCAGTTATTTATAACGCGTTATCTTAATTGCCGACGAACGGTCATGCCTCGGACGCGATCCTAAAGTTTAGGCAAAGGCATCGGCACATATTGAGCCTTGGAAGGTTCAACCGGAGCAGATGAAATCAGCGAGGCAAGCTGTTGATCAGCGCCAGAATAGGTACCAGGTACGGAACCGGAACCGTCGCCAGAAACAGGCTGCCGATCTGGCTTGGTGTCATCGAACAGGCCATTGCTCACGACATTCATGCAGAACTCGAAGCTGACATCGACTCGGGTCCCCTGCTGGGAATTGCAACGACAGCCCGCAAGGTTGCCGTCCTGGTCGTAACCAACGGACATACGGCGCGAATTGCGCTTGAGCATCTCAAGATCGCTGGTGGAGACACAGAACGGCTTCG